TCACCTATGCTGTGCTTGATGAGGTTGCCGACATCAAACCTGAAGCATGGGAACAGGTTATTCGTGCTTCTCTGTCAGACAAGAAGGGCAGAGCAATGTTTATCGGCACTCCAAAGGGTCGCAATTTCTTCTACGACATTTTCAAACTGGGGCAGTCGGAAGAAGACCCAGACTGGAAAAGCTGGCATTTCACCACCAAAGACAACCCTTTGATAGACCCTAGTGAAATCGAGAGCGCAAAGAAAACCCTATCAACTTTCGCATTTAAGCAAGAGTATATGGCATCTTTCGATAATGCTGGCTCTGATGTGTTTAAGGAAGAATGGATTAAGTACGGGATAGAGCCTGAGTTTGGAAGCTACTTTATAGCCTGTGACTTGGCTGGATTTGAAGAAGTTGCTAAACAGGCGGCTAATTCCAAGAAAAGGCTAGACCAGACTGCCATTGCTGTTGTTAAGGTAACTGATGATGGCAAATGGTTCGTCAAAGAGATTGCTTTTGGGCGTTGGGACATTCGGGAGACTGCGGCGACTATCCTGCTAAAGATGCGGGAATACCGCCCTTTGAGCGTTGGAATTGAGCGAGGAGCATTAAAAAACGCTGTTTTGCCGTATTTGAGTGACCTAATGCGAAAAAATAATGTATATTCGCACATAGTTGACTTAACGCATGGCAACAGGAAAAAGACTGACAGGATTATCTGGAGTCTCCAAGGAAGGTTTGAGCATGGGCGTATTGTGCTGAACTCTGAGGAAGATTGGGATGAATTCAAAGATCAACTCTTGATGTTCCCTGCCAATGGAGTACACGATGACTTACCCGATGCTCTCTCCTACATTGACCAACTGGCTGTGACCTCATACTTTGTTGATGACCAAGAAGATGAGTGGGAGCCTCTAGATATTATTTCGGGGATATAAATGGCAACAATGGGTAATGCAGGGCAAGGAATAGTTAGCGGGATGTTCGCTGATTATTTGAATGCGCCAGTAGCAAACCCTCTTGCGCCATTTGGATTGCGATACTCTGAGTCATTAGCCGATCAACCTCAAATCAAAGGTCGTGGCTATATGGGTGCTATCCCTACATCAATGGGAGAGCCAATGACAGAGTTGTCATCCTCCTTTGAGTTGGATGGTCAAGTAATTCAGCACCCTTTGATTGTCCCAACATTGTTACCCCAAGAAATTGAACTGTTGCGTATGGGTAGAGAGCCAACACCTGAGATTTACCAAAAGGCACAGCAGTTTGCTTTAGGTCGTATTCAGCAGGGTCTTAGCCCATTTGCGACACCTCAAGATTTGCGGATGCCAGTTCCTGCAACACCCCCTACATACTCTGACCCCTTTGGAAATACAATCGGTTCATCTATAAGGTAATAACATGGCAACAGACAAACAAGTCAAATTAGAGCAGAACGAGTTTTATGAGCCTACTGAGGCTGACAAAGAACTAACTGCTTTTGTCACTGACCATTGCACCAAGTGGCGTGACTACAGAGATACAAATTTTCTCCCTGATTGGCTTGAGTATGAGCGCATCTTCCGAGGCCAATGGGCTGCTGAAGACAAGACCCGTGAGTCTGAGCGTAGCCGTATCGTTACACCCGCTACCCAACAAGCCGTAGAGACTCGCCATGCTGAGATCATGGAAGCTATCTTTGGTCAAGGCGACTTCTTTGACATTGAAGACAACATCCAAGATATAGGTGGAAACCCTATAGATGTTGAGATGATTAAAGCGCAGTTGATGGAAGACTTCAAGAAGGACAAGATTCGCAAGAGTATTGACCAGATTGAATTGATGGCTGAGATTTACGGCACAGGCATTGGCGAGATCATTGTCAAGACTGAAAAAGAGTATGTACCCTCCACTCAGCCTATCCCTAATCAGATGGGTCAAGCTGCTATTGGTGTGATGGAGAGGGACAGGATTGGCGTGAAGATCATGCCTATTAATCCTAAGAACTTCTTGTTTGATCCTAATGGGACATCTATTGATGACTGTATGGGCGTGGCTATTGAGAAGTATGTCTCTATCCACAAGGTTGTTCAAGGTATCGAGAAGGGTATCTATCGCAAGGTGGACATTACGCCTACCTATGAAGATACTGACCTTGAGCCTACCCAAGAGGTAAGCCAGTACCAAGATGAGAAGGTTCTGTTGTTGACGTACTACGGGCTTGTACCCCGTGAGTATCTGAACAACATGAAAGAGAACAAAGACATTGTTGAGTTGTTCCCTGAGAATTCAGCAGCAGAAGACTATACAGACATGGTGGAAGCCATTGTCGTGATTGCCAACGATGGAATGCTTCTCAAAGCTGAAGAAAACCCTTACATGATGAAAGACAGGCCAGTATTGTCGTACCAAGACGATACAGTGCCTAATCGCTTGTTGGGGCGAGGTACAGTGGAAAAGGCCTTCAATATGCAGAAAGCTATTGATGCTCAGACTCGTGCTCACTTGGATTCACTTGCCTTGACCACTGCCCCTATGGTTGCTATGGACGCAACCCGCTTGCCTCGTGGCATGAAGTTTGAGATTAAGGCTGGTAAAGCCATTCTCACCAATGGAAACCCCAATGAAATCCTCTATCCATTCAAGTTTGGTCAGAGTGACCCCAATAACCTAGCAACTGCCAAAGACTTTGAGCGAATGTTGCTACAAGCTACTGGTACGCTTGACTCTAACGGCATGGTTTCCCAATCAAGCCGTGATGGTGGTGGTATGTCGATGGCGGTTGCCTCCATCATCAAGAAGTACAAGCGTACTTTGGTCAACTTCCAAGAAGATTTCCTTGTTCCTTTCATCAAAAAGGCGGCTTTTCGGTTCATGCAGTTTGATCCAGAGCGTTACCCTTCAGTAGACATGAACTTCATACCCACTGCTACTCTTGGAATCATTGCTCGTGAGTACGAACAACAGCAATTCATTGGTTTGTTGCAGACTCTTGGCCCAAATACCCCTGTTTTGCCTGTGATTCTCAAGGGAATCATTGCTAACTCAAGTTTGAGCAACAGATACGAGATGATGGCGGCTCTGGATGAGATGAGTAAGCCTGATCCGCAAGCACAACAGATGCAACAGATGCAAGCAGAGTTAGCAATGCAAGCTGCACAAGCCAATATTGCTGTGCAAACTAGCCAAGCAGAGCAAAACAAGGCTGAAGCTATCAAATTGTCTGTTGAGGCGCAGTTAATGCCTCAAGAAGTACAGGCAAAGAACATGGCAGCAATTACCAAGAACCTTCCAAATGAGGATGACCAAGCATCTAAAGAGTTTGACAAGCGGGTCAAGATTGCTGAATTGATGCTTAAAGAGGCTGATATTAAGAATAAGAGTAAGATTGTTGAATTGCAAATGGCTGATAAAGTTGACTCACAAAATAAAGTCAAACAAGATTTCCTAGCAAGGCTTACAGATGGATTGAAGAATGGCTAATATAAAAGAACTTATTAAAAGCATAGAGTCAGCAGACTCATCTTTTGATGAGAAGTTATATGCTATAAATGCCATGGAAGAAACTCTTGTGGCAATGCGCCAGCAAGAAGAAAATGCTGTTCAAGACAATGTAGATTTGATAGTTGAGGCTATCAAAGTCATGGAAAACAAGGTTTCTACCCAACTAGAGATTGCCAAAGCCATAGTTCCACAAAAAGGGGACAAGGGCGACAAAGGCGAAAAAGGTGCTGATGGTAGACAAGGCGTAGATGGTAAGAATGGTCGTGATGGTCGAGATGGAAAAGACGGAAAAGACGGAAAAGATGGCGTTTCTGTCTTAAATGCCCAAATTGACTTTGATGGATCGTTGGTTATTACCCTATCTACGGGTCAGCAAATCAATGTGGGTGAGGTTGTAGCTCCTGAGTTACAAGAAAGAATTAAACTTGTGACTTCTGGGGGTGCTGGTACAACCCTGCCCTCCCAAACAAGCAATTCTGGGAAGTTTTTAAAGACTGATGGGACAAGTACATCATGGGCAACACCATCTGTAAGTTCTCTTACAACAACAAACTTCACAATTGAAGAATCGGGTGGAAAGTTGATATTTAAGTATGGTGCAACTACAATTGCATCAATGTCTTCAACTGGGGTAATTACATCAGCAACTAATATTGTTGCAAATGGAACACTATAAAGGAAAAATATGGCAACGTCAGTAACGCTAAAAGCTAATGCGATTGATATTTCTGGCACTACGTCAGGGACTGTAACTTTACAAGCTCCATCCGTAGCTGGAACTACAACGCTTACATTGCCATCAACTAGTGGCACAATTCTAACAAGTGCGAGTACAGCAACCACATCAACCAATTTGGCGGGTGGATCAAACGGGACAATTCCTTACCAA